ACTTTTTGTGCATGTCATGTGCTTGAACAATGTATGCCAAAGCATCATCGTAACTATCCTCTTTAAATTTATGTGTTGATCTAATTAATTTTGCTTGCGCATAAAGTAGTGGGATCATCCAGCCTGGTATTGGTTCGATCAAATATCTGTCCAATAGTATGGACCAAGAAGAAGAAATTTTATCCATGTTCTCCTCAAATGATCCATACTGATCTTGTCTGGAACTTTCTAATTCCTCTAGGCGGTTATGAAGATTTTTTCTTATCATCCTTAACCTTGTAAACTTCATGACCTTTTTGGATGTAGAACTCAACAGTCTTTGACATACTTATTGGTAGCTCAAACTTCTTTTGAGAAAGTTCTTCTAGCAACTGATAAGTCTTAATGTTGATAGCCACACTTTTAAATTTGTCTGGGTTCACTTTAAGCCTCCAATTCTGCTGGGTTGAAGCTAGTATCAGCAGCAGTTGCAGCACCTGGAGTTTCATCTTCTGCAAGTTCTACTCTGTAAAAAGTAAAAAATTCAGTTCCTTCAGGCATCTTGCCTTTGCCACTAGCTTTTTGTTTGTAAGCTCCGAAACGATGCTTAACTCCTTCAACAACTATCGTTCCAGATAGATCGTATGACTGTGGAGATTTTTTATTAGTTGCTATGAAAGCAGCACCTAGGTCTGGTCTTTCTTTAGCTGGTGCAGCAGTTGCTACGGTATCAAAATCTGACATGGTTATATAACTCCTTTGGTTTGCAGATTAGTTTTGTAAGATTGGAAATCTTCCATAAATGTTGCGTAAGCAATTGGATTTTTTAATTTCAATTCACTTAACATCGGTTTATTTTTAGATAGCCATTCTTGATAAGATCCTTTGTGAGACACAGCTTCTAAATCTTTTAAAGCTAGTTGGATCTTTTTGTCTTGCTGCACAATTGCAGTTGAAACTTCTTCAGCGGATGCAATTCCATCTGAAATAAAGCCTAGAAATGCAAGAGCTCTACCAATTGCAGATGTTTCGCAATTTTCTAAAGCACTTGTCATATTGATTTTTGATGAAGTTCTTTTTTCTTCAGCATGACCAGTAGCAACATGTTTATCATCAATAAAAATGTCTGCTTGCATGACAACACTTTCCTTATCCATGTGTTGGATCTTCGAAATGATGTCCATTGCAGAGCCTAATACTCTTCTAGCTACTGCTATTCTTAATGATACTTGAGCATAACTTTTGCCATGTATCGAAATGGTATTGCCATCCAATGATTTTTTAAATTCATTAACAGCTAGGACCAGCTTATCTTTTATATCAGCCATAAGGTTATACCTCCTATAATTATGATGAATGAAACTGATAATATTTTTCTCTTCATCTGGTTTTTTTTCTTATCCAAACTAAACTGGATGTGAAAATCTTTTATATTCATGAAAGCTTCCAAATTAATTTAGCTTCTCTTAATAATTCTGTAGGCATTCCATTCCATGCAAATGGATGATCTAAATTCATATCCATTAATGATGCAGCACCTTCAATCATTTCCATTTTAGATCTGCCTTGAAATAAAGTTAAAATTGCTTCTCTTCTTCTGAAAGTATTAAACATTATTTGTAAATTTCTTTTCATACCTTCGACTGTTAAGTGATGACAGTTGGTACTATCAAAAATAGTGTAACCAGTTTTAGTTGCGTAAAGTAAATATGCTGGAACTTTAAAATCAAAGTGTGCAGCATAAGTTGCCACCTGGACACAATGATTAAAGCTAGCGGTAGTTGGAACAGAGGAAACAAGAAAACTTCTGTTACCATCCTTTTTTACTTTTCCGAGACGAGACCATTTAGTTTTAAGTTCAATAATTTTATGTGGAAAGTCATCCGTAGATGTCGGAGTTATGTCATGAGGACCTTTACCGAACACATTACTCTTACCGAAATCAAAATCTATTCTTCCAACAGTAGGTAACAACGGAGATGAAAAACCTACTGGTTGGTCGATTGATATTTGTCTCTCACAAGTAATCGGACTTGCCACCGCTAGTTCTGTTAAGCCAGCATTTGCGTTATGCAAAACTTCTGGGATCTCTTCTAAATATCTATATTTTTTATCGCTATCCTTTTCATCTTGAGGTGCGTATTCTTTTAAGTTTTCTATCTCATCCTGGAGAGCTGCATCCAATGTCATTTTCTCATTTGGCATTGCTGCTACTTTTCTTTTTACTGGATGTAATCTGTAAACTGTATCTGCATAAACTTTTGATAAAGTGTCTCCAACAATTTTTCCACTTTCCATTGCTGCATTCGATGGCAACATTTGTCTACGCATTGGTTGGTCCATAAAACAATACTTGAATAACCAAGCTGCATCTGGAATTACGAATTGAGTAGGTGAGTAATGATTGATTTTTAATGTTTGAGCAAAAAGAGGAAGTGTCTTATTTAATTCTGCTTCTAAAGGATCTGCTATTTGTTTGGTTTGTGATTTTGTTATCATGTAAAGACATATAATCGCTTGTACTTATATGTCTAGTGATGTGTGCGATATGGATAAACTTGTATTACTTAAATCTTCGCTTTGGTACGATTAGGTGCGATTGAGACTACAGATGCTTTCTTGTTCTTAATATGTTTCATGAACCATTCAACAAAAGCTGCTCTTGGATATAAAATTTTGTCTCCTAATCTAAAAAATATCGGACTATCTATCTCTTTATTTAGTCTCCATTTTTTCAAAGTAGAAACTGGTATTTGGAAATCTTTTTCAATGTCATGATCTGTTGCAGTTTGTTTTTCTTTTTTCCAATCTTCAAACATTATTTTTTTCCACCAGTAATTATTTTTAATTTTTCCATAGCATGCAATGTGGATTCAATCGGAGTTTTTTTATAAAATAAACTTTTTTTAGCTTGATACATTTCATCATGTATTCGTTTAGTTATTTCTTCAATTTTTTGTTGCAACTTATCATTTTGCTTTTCTTGCTCTTCTTCTAATTTTTTTAATGATCGTTCCATGTCTTTTTTTGCTTTAGCAGAATATTCAGCATACTTCATAGCTTCGTTTTTATTTTCAATCTCTTTTCTAAATTTAGTTTTTAGATCTTCCATTTGTGATCTTAATAACTCTTCTTGTCTAACTGTTGCTTCTGCTGGAATTTTATTTTTTAATTTTGTTTGGTCCACAACTGCATCTGGATTTAAAACTAAAATAATTGGTGAAACAAATATTGGTTCAAAGTTTTTTAAAATATATTTTTCTTTAGCAAAAGGATCTGGATTTAATAAGTTACTCTCTCCATGATTTTCTTCATACAATCCAAAATAAAATCTTTCTTCAGTAGCATCTGTAAATTCTTCTGGTCCAGCTAATGCTTCAACACCAACTACACACAATTGATTTAAAATATTTTGTTCTTTTTCAGCAGCTCTATAATAAAAAGCAATTTTATTATTATACATAGATCCTTTAGCTTCAACTTTGATAGCTTTAATATCAGATCTAAATATATCTCTTGGTACAACAACTCTTTCTAAATTTTCATCTGCTGCATAACTATAAAGTCTGCCTGGAGAATAATTATCATCAAGTGCAGTAACTTTTAATAAATTACATTTACTCCAGACTGGAATAGATTTTTTTTCAAACATTAAATCAACTGGATCACATCCTAATTTTTCTGCATACTCAACAGCAACATCTCTTGAGATCTCTCTTCCACCTCTTACATGGTGATATAAAGTAGCTGAATTAATGCCAGTTCCTTCAGCAAATGCTCTTGTTGATGCGCCAGTATCTTTAATAGCTCTTCCTAATAATGTATGTGGAGATCCAGAAAAAGGATCTTGAGCCATAAATTTTGTTGTATTAAATTCATGAACAAATTTGTTAAGCATCTGCTTTGCATTCATTGGATTTTTTTTTCTTCCAATAATATCTATGGCTCTTTTATAAACAATTCCTTCTTCTCCATATAAATGAAGTTTCTTTTGATCTTCTGGTTTTTGATTTGATTTTTTTTTGTAGGTAAATAAAACATCTGCCATTGGAGTACCTAGTAAGCCTCTTGGAGCAGTTCTAACAATTGCAAAATCTACTAACTCTGCAACTGTTTGCCAATCTCCTAATCTTTTCTCTTCTAATAAATTATCAGACATTGAGATAGTTCTATCATTCAACCTAGAAAAGTAAATAGTTTATCCATATCGCACACATAAGTGTTGACTATCTATCTGGGGATATTAAAGCCTTATAAATGCCTAGAAAACAGTATTTTGACCAATTAGTTAGTCCTTTTAGCTACTGGCACAGATCTCAACATAATGGTGTTTCTTATACAGACCTGGATATGCTCTCAATTTGTCCAGCTTGTGCTCAACCGCTGCTTCTGGC